GTAATAACAAAGCTGTAGCTGTCACTTGGATGTGAGTCGTTAACACTCCTCCTACTTATAACAAACCTTTGATTACCTGTTATAGCTGTTATATAAGGTGATGACGTAGTTAGTGTAAATACATAAATAGCTATACCTTGAAATACTAAAGTTAGAGTTTAGATTTACTAGGTCTACTGTTGTAGACACACCTATCCTTAAAAACTTATTTAAAGATCACGTTATCAATCAGACCGTTTAGAGATGTTAGCGAAAGAACGAATGTATGAGCTAACTAAACAACTGGTATATTGATCTGATGGAAGCTGCTGTATTTGTAAGGTTTACCTTTGTTAAAAGGAACTACTACAACTAGCGTCAGCTGATGTAACCTCTTAGTAGGTATTGCTTATATTCTTATCTATATACCTATTAATATGAGACGTTTTAAACGAAGTTACAACGACTATCTAAATCTCATTAGTATAAAAAGTAACAGCCGAAGGGAGTATGTAAAGCATAAAAGTTAAAGATGTAGTGTTTAAGCGGTAGACAGCGGGTGTCTCAAAACTGTCTCAATAACATCTCACATTTAACTAGTAAACAGCTTTGTTATAAAGTAGTATAGCTACTGTGAATATTAACGATCAAACAGATACGTTCCAGTACGAACTAGCCAAGCTTATATATAGGTTCAAGAGCGAATACGATATTAACGATTACACGATAGCCGGATGCTTGGACTTCGCTAAACTGTCTGTATTGACGGAAACAGATGATGTTATCTTTAACCCAGACTTAATCACCGACAATGAAGAAGAAGACACAGACACCGACGACAACAACAACATTACCTTCTAGCGAAGTAGATCCAACCCTACCAATCATTCGTATCGTCTCTGAAGAAGAAGAGATGCACGTAAAGCTTGAACTGGAGATGGAAGATGAAACCCACGATATGCTTGTTAAATGGGGCAAAGAGGTAGCATCCGATGAGGACTACATCAATATCGCCCTTACGGACGGCTTAAAGCACGGTATATCAAGCGATAAGTAGCACTTCGCTACAGCTGTTCAAAAGGTTTTAGTCGGAAAAATCTGAAAGGCTAATATAACGCTGTGTATCCGTCCGTTACCCCCGCATGTACCCGCAAGATTCTTATAGGGAGGGGGGATGTATTGCTTCGTACTCTATGTATTATGTCTAATTAGTTTTGTTGATAATCAACGATTTACGCAAACATCGCCAGTTTCCTGCTGATCTATTGCTTAATTTTCTTCGTTATTGCAAGTAAGTTGCAGTAAGAATCGGTACTAATACTTTCGTTGTTAGTGTATTTATGTATTTACTCTTGTTTGTATTTTTCGCTTTTCAGGTTCAAATGTATAAAAAATATACACTAGTCTGTATAGAAAATATACACGATGTATAAAAAATATACACATGCTGTATAAAAATTAGACACATTGTATAGGAATTATGCACCACTATACAGCAATTTTGATTGGCATGGTGTTTGCTAATAAGGGGTAGTTCTTTCTCAAGGGTCAGTTTCCTGATCCTTCTAAATAAACCAATAAAAAATACTAAATACCATGAATGATACAAAAACACTAATTAACAAGGTTAAAGCTATCGGTAATCAAGTTGACCGGGTCAGTAATCAAGTGGATCGGGCCACTCAGGCACTTCGCAATCAAGAATTGCGTAGAATCATGAAATCACAGCCCAAAACGCATACTGAGAAAGTGGACATCGTAGATGCACTGCATATGATAGCTAATGACATCAATCCGTCCATCCTTCGTTAACATTCAACCTTTAAACCTCACCTTTAATCGGGTGAGGTTTTTTTGTGTCTAGGTAAAATGCTGTGAATAACTCCTTGAATTATATGTTTGACAGCTTACCTGTCCGTATATTTAAGGGAGCAAGACAGCTTACCTGTCCGTACAAACCAAATAACCAATAACACCAAAAATACAGAATGAATACTACAGATAACACTTACAACGGATGGACAAACTACGCAACTTGGCGTGTAAACTTAGAGCTATTTGATGGAGACAACGAAAGGTGGTCTTATGGATCGCCTGATGGGATGCGTGAATTTGCAGAGCTATTAATCACCGAAAGTACAGATGAAGGCGTAGGCAGAGATTATGCAATGGCTTTTCTTGATGAAGTGAACTGGCAAGAAATTGCAGAGCATTACGAAGAAGAAGAACTTGCAACCGCTTAAGACCATGAAACCTATCAAAGTAATCAATCGCATACCAACACCTGCCGATCAAATCGAAAGAGAGACGGCAAAGCTTTTCAATACCAAGCTAAACAAGTTCCTTGGCTATGCTTTCCCGCTTTTGTGTGGGCTGGGCTGGCTTCTTATCTTGTTAGCTATCTTCAGTTCATAAACCTACAAATCAAAACCAATGAATATTAAAATAAATGTCCGAGAAGATAGCATGGGCTGTCTTTATTTAACACCTGTCAAACAATCATATATCGATCAAATCATTGATTATCTAAAAGAGTTTAATGTAGACTCTGACGGCTCTGTATTGATTCAATCCGATTATGAAGTGGAAAGCTTTTACGAAGATTGTACTTATCGACAAAAGAAAGATATTCAATCGGGTTGGGGGGCTAACATGTTATTCGATGCGTGGACTTTCCTTAATTATGTAGGATGGGATGCTTGTGAAGGGTTGGAATTAAAATGAATAACAAAGAAAATACTGACCCAAAGCTTTGCATCAAACAAGTAAATCATTACGAATCCTTGCAACCTATGGCATACGATGTCTACAAAGTTTCCATTGAATGCTTGGAACGCTCTTTTGATATGGCTTGTAATGAATTAAAAGCGTACCCAAAAGGAAACCTTGGATTGACCTTGGATTCTGCAAAGGATAAACGCTGGCATGAGCTACGCAAGGTAAAGGAAATCTATCAAGGGGGCATGAGGAAACTCAATAGAATGGCTCCTAAATCTTACCTACTGAAAAGACGGGAAGAAATACGGGAACAAAAGCATTCAGTGAGCAAAGCGAATGAATGCGTTGGAGCGTAGCGACATGAAAATAAACCAACCTACCGAAAACTCTCTTTATGTGACAATTGGCAACTTTACTTACTACTTTGACGATTCAATAGAAGGGGAGTGTACAGTCAACAGATGGCATAAAGATGATGATGATATAAACGAACCTGAGCTTTTCCAAACAACCGAGGACGAATAAACGAAAATGAAAATACAACCAAAACTTAACTATTCTATGTCTGGCTACGGACAACTCAATAAAGATAAAATCTATTCTGCCATTGACGCAACCAACCAACCAAATTGGAAAGAAGAGGGAAAGATATTTGTCGAAGCCAACGAAGATTTAACGATTGAGCTGTTATTAAAACAGGGAGAGTACGAACTTATAAAAGAATGAAAATACTTGTTTTAACTATCCGAGCACACGGGGAAGAAGATGATATATATGTCTTTGATAACCGAGAAGTGAATGTCTTACCTACCATTAAAGAGTGGCTTAAAGAGAACGATATAAAGCTTACCTTACCTGACCATGTAACCGACACCTACAGCTTCATGGACTGGTTTTACGATGCTGAGAACAGCCTTGAAATAGGTACTGATTTCTTTGTTAACTTACAATACAAAGAGTTGTTATCCGAATGAGTGTAACCATCTACCTAACCGATCACAACGGAAAGCAGGTTGCGTTCTTCTATCGAATCGATTCAGAGAGATATTTAACAGCACCTCAGCTTATCTGGGCGTGTCGTCAACATCCAGAGTATCAAGGCACAGCGGAATCAAAGGAGCACTTCATCGAGCAAGCAAAGGGTGTTATCAAGGAGCTTAGCCGATCACCAAAAGTTTGCAAAGATTGTGGGTTGACATCTCCAAAAATGGAGTCACAACTTACCTGTCCGCAATGCTTAATAAATGACCAGTAACAACGAACCGACCTTTTTAGATATGAACGACCTATGTGACGATAGCCTTGAGGCTTTAATACAGCATTACCTGTCCTTGAAGCATAAGATGCCTGACTCTGTAACTGTCCGTGAACGATTGCTTGAGCTTGAGAGGGAGCAATTTAACCGAGAGAAATCGTCCACAATAGAGGGCGTTATCCGACAGAACACCGACAACCCAATACAACCAATGAGTGAAGACAAAGAAAAGTACAGCGGTGATTTATACGGCTATGAAGTAATGTTACGAGTCCTTGATGAAGAGACTTGGATCGTAGATGTCCGTGATGAGGTAACCGATGAATATGTAGACGGCTACGAGTTTGAAAACTACGATGAAGCTGTGACTGAATACAAATTACAAGTTAATCATCTATGTAATAACAAAGAACCTAAACTATGCAATGACCTTAACTGAAGGAGAATATATACTTATGACTATGATGACACTATTTTGCGTAGCACTGGTGGCAATAATCTTTACCTGTTGGATGTACCGTGATTAATACAGGATTATTTACCCGAACCAAATACAACAACGATATGAACAACTACGACACTTGGTTGTTTGAACCTTATGAAAAGCATTACAATGAAATGGAAAAACTGGAAGCACACTTGGAAGAACTACGTGAAATGGAGGAAGAGGATCAACAGACATACTGCGACATCCACAACCTCAACTTCGGAGACATCCAAGCGTACTTGTGATGGTATTTTTTGGGATGTTAATCGTGAACGATCACAGCGTGATAACGAACTGCGTTCGATTAACACTATCGCTGAAGCTGACATCATACGACAGGATTTATTAAGTGAACGAGAACTACTTAGACTTCGAACCGACTGATGTCCCGCTGTTTAATTGGGGTGGGGTGGATCACGAAGCTATTCGTCAAGGTTTCGATTATTTCTTCTCACAGAACCAAGTGACAGGGTTTAAGATGGACAAGAACGGAGAGTACGAACGCACGGAGGACGGCAGATTGGTCGCTTATCGTACAAGCACTGCTCGTACACTACCTAGCTGTTGGTTCAATAACTATTCACAGTAACATATGACAAAGCAAACAAGAGGACACGCTTGGCGGATGAGGGAGTGGGGACGCACAGCGTACCGTAACCGACAAGCAAAGTTACGAATGGAAGGGGAGTCGTCTAAGACGGAAGCATCTAAGCGTATGTTAAAAGTCATGGCTCCAAGGTTGGGTAAGCGAGTGGATGAGTTTATGTACACTTTTGGAGGCAACACACAGCACACTACACCGTTGTTCCTTACTTTTGTACTTGATATGTGTCCGTATCAGATAGCTAGTATCGCTTTACAAACTTTGCTTGATCACCTCCACTTTAACTTACCTGTTGGACGGATGGCTTACAAGATAGGAAAAGCATTTGAGAACCAAGCGAGGTGGGACAAAGCGATGGAAGAAATGCATCCACACAAGAAAGACTTACTTGCCTTTGACGATCGTTCGAAAGCGATGAAGTTGAAGCAGTTTTACGACTACGAAGAGGAACGGTTCACACTGTGGGACAGTAGGTGTAAGGCTGGGCTGGGTGCTTGGTTATTGGAAACGATCCGTGAAGAGACAGGGATATGGGAGTTAGACTTTGCACTTGGTAGACAGAAGGGGCACAAGCCGGAGCGTATCGTCAAAGCGAGTGGTGGATATACGGACTGGGTCAAACGGTTTGATGCGTGGAAAGAAACGACTCGTGTGTTTAAGATGGCGATCCCGGATGAACCAATTGATTGGTACACATTAGTGGGTGGAGGGTACAGCTTAAAGCACATGCCACCACAGGAGTTTTTCACGGGGAAACCGATGTCGTGGTTTAAAGATTACGAGAGTAGTTACCAACATGCATTCAGTGCTGTTAATAAGTTACAGAAAGTAAGTTGGAAAATTAACAAAGAGATTTTAGAAATTACTCGAAAATGTTACGACAATAAAAGAGTAGTAGGAAACATACCTAACTTTAGTGAGATACCAGAGCAACCAAGGTACAATGGAGGTGACGAGCATGAGTTACGTGCGTGGAAGCTGAAGCAAAAGGACATCAAAGGAGTCAACGAAGCGAACGCCAGTAAACGTTACCTGACTGTACGTGTACTACACCTCGCCAAGATATACAGTGAGTGGGATAAGTTTTACTTTCCGTATCGTTGCGATTACAGGGGTAGAGTGTACGCTTTACCGTATTATCTCCATCCACAAGGGTCTGACTTAGCGAAGAGCTTGTTGGATTTCAGTAACGGACAGCAAGTGGTGGATGAAGAGGACTTGGAAGCTGTGCTTGTACACGGAGCTAACATGTGGGGAGTAAAAGGTACACGAGCGGAGCGACTGGAGTGGGTAGGTAAGCGACAGAAGTTTATATTGGAAGCTGCGAATGATCCACACGGTACAGATTGGTGGACTGATGCAAGTGATCCGTTTTGTTTCCTTCGATTCTGTCTGGAGTTTAAGCAATTCACGGAAGAGGGGTACGGATATGTATCGTATCTACCTGTTCGTCAGGATTGTAGCAACAATGGTATGCAGATACTTTCGTTATTACTACGGGACAAAGAGACCGGACGGATGTGTAACTTAGTAGAAGAGGACCGAGCTAATGATATGTACACTGAGTTTGCTGATCGTGTGTACGAGGAGTTAAAACAAGATGAAAGTATAATAGCACAAGAGTGGTTGAAGTACGGCATCTCTAGGAAGTTAGCAAAGCTTGCAGTTATGAACCGTCCGTATGGAGCTACTCATTACAACCTCGTACAAGATGTATTTAAAAGTATCGGAGTGAACCACAACTGGTCATCGACTGGTGAGATGCTCACTGCTGTTATCTACCTGTGTAAGATCGTCAACCGACTAGCTAATGAAGCGTGTCGTCCAGTAAACAGAGTGATGAAATTCTTACGTGAAAGTGTACGAGCACTGGGGTACGACAAAGCGATTACTTGGACTACACCCACAGGATTTAAAGTAGTACAGAGCTACCGTAAGTATAAGAAAGTAGAAGTAGAATCTGTCTTTCAAAATGTAAACATCACTATACAAACAGACAAAGTACTGGATGAGATCGATGCAAAGGGACAAACGAACGCAGTCACTGCTAACTTTATACACAGCTTAGATGCTTGTATCGTACATCAAGTTGCAAACAGTGTTGACTTTGACCTCGCTACTATACATGACTGTTTCGTGACCCACGCTTGTAATGTACGCAGAATGAATACGATAGTACGAGAAACATATACAAACACTTTCACTGTTGATCTCCTAGGTGAGTTCCGTGCGGAGCAAATCAAC